ATAAAGTTTTTTCTATGTCTATTTCTTTATTCATATTGTTTCTGGTTTGTAATTATCAATGTCAAAAAAGCCTACTTCTGATTTATCTTCTGGCTTTCTCATTCTGCGTTTAGAAGGCTCATAGCCTTGCTCGTTACAGTAAGTAAGTATTTCCAGATAGGTAGCATCTATGTTAGCCATCATTATGCTGATAGGCTCACTTGCGTAATATTTGTCTATGTATTCTTTGTTGCTTTGAGTCATAGTTTTTAATTGTGTAGTCAAATAATGCTGCCATTACAAAACCTGTTGCAATTAGCAGAAGGCAGATAGCGTAAATCATTTTGAGTAGAAGTCTTGAAGTTGTCCTAAAAGGTAACAAGCTGCTACTAATACTGCTAAAAATTGTGCGGTTTCTTTTTTCATTGTGTTTTGTGTTTGTGGTTAATTGATATATCAAATATACAACCTTTTCACATTACACAATCAAATGGGCAAACTTTTTTTAAAAATTGTGATGAACGGCAAATATCAAGGATAAGCGGTAAATTATAGGAAGGCATACCTACCTGTGCCACGTTTAAGGCTGAAATTCTGCCAAGCCAATGCCAAAGCCATTACGGCATCATCGTGGAAGCCGGAAGGTGCTGAGTACTTTACCCCCGTTGCCGTATACTGATACTCAAATACTTCAAGCTCTTGGCTTATTATCCCCTCAGGATAGCCAATCTTACCCTGATGTATAGCAGCCTGTAAGCCTTCCATTAGTTGCTGCTTACTTGAACTTGTGAACTTTAAGCCTTGTATCATTACCCCTTCTCTTTGCAGGTCTTCTAAGATAGGGTCTCCAACCCCCGTAGAATCGACTAGGATAGGGCATTTAGGCAGTCTAAGGATAGTTTGCTTGGTATTATGCCAATCCATTTGGAAGCGGTCAAAATAAGCCACATTTCCATCTTCGTCTAAGCCTACTATTACAGTCCAATCGACTGACTTGGCAAGGTCAATCCCATAAGCTACTACCGGCATAGTTGTTACCGGGTGTAAGCATTTGCGTATGTGTTGGCTGCCGAAGGGGTTAGCTGCGTTCTCTGCCGGGTTTGCCATATACTCCTGCTCAAATACAACTTCTGGGAGCTGCCTTCTAGCATCGTCTATTTCCTGCGGGTCTATGTAGGGGTTATCGTATGTAGTAAACTTAAAGCTCTGCCAATCCGGCTCGGCTTTGCTAAACAAACTAAAAAAGTAATTCTTACCTTTTGGGGTGCTAAGGAATATAGCTTTACCCTTATAGTCTGTTAAGGTAGGTCTTATTGAGTTGAGCCACCCGTCTTCAAGGTTAGGTATAAAGGAAGCCTCGTCTACTATTACCAGATTGAACTTTCTACCTCTCAGGTTGTCTAAGCGTTCCCCTGTAAAGAACTCCACCTTACCACCATTCGGGAAGCTGATATTTAAGTCCGATTTGTTATTAGGGAACGGAAGGCTATTGCATAACTTCTCAAAGAATACCTTTGCCAATTTATAGGTAGGGGTTATGTAAGCAACCTGACCGCCTTTTATTGCGGTTGTAATACATTTAATCTGGCTGAGTTCTGATTTGCCGAACCTTCGCCCACACATAACAACTATGTACCTGGCTTCGCAGTCAAGTATCTTCTTTTGGTTTATATGTCCGTTAGGTAGTTCTATCCGCATTAAAGAATTGTCTTGCCGTCTACAAATACTATCTCAATTCTGTTATCTGTTTGTATATCCATTTGTTCCTTCGGCTTACCATAAACACGAGTAAGCAAAGTTTCTAAACTATAAAGGCTGCCCTTCTCTAAGCTCTTACGCATAGCCGCTGCAATCGTCTTTTCAAGTATCGTTGCCTTCGGGTTATCCCATACTGTTTTAAGTTCCTCTAAGTCCATTGACATCATAGCTTGGATTGTATCGTTTATCTCAGCAAGTTTATATCCCTGCTCTTTAAGTAGGCTTACATACTTACGAGGTCTGCCGTTTGGGTTTCCTGATTGTCCTGGTTTGAATGGTATTAAGTGTTCTTTGCTCATTCTGTTACGCTTCTGTTTTAACATAAGGTTGACCATTCCTTTTAACTTCTAATGTCGGGTCGAGATTAATCATTCGGTCTACTATAACCTGACAGTACTTTGGGTCAAGTTCTGTGCCGTAACATCTTCTTTTGAGTTGATGTGCTGCTACCATTGTTGAACCTGAACCTAAAAATCCGTCTGCTACCAATTCTCCTATTTTAGACGAGTTCTCAATCAATGGTGCTAATAGTTTGATTGGCTTCATTGTAGGATGAACATCATTTTTAGAAGGCTTATCGCAATGTATTATTGTTGTCTTTTGTTTGTCTGATGTCATCTCCTTAACTAAGTCAAGCAATTCTTTTTTACTTAGTTTTCTGTAATCTGCAATATCTTCAATAACAGTTGTTTTAGTTCTATCGTCTGTGAAGTAATGTGCTGCTCCTTCTTTCCAACCATAAAGGCAAGGCTCGTGTTTCCAGTGATAATCTTGTCTACCCATTACCAATGCGTTCTTAACCCATATTAAGCATTGCTTTAATAATAATCCTGAGTCCTTAAATGCTTGTCTAAAATTTGCTCCTTCGCTATCAGCATGCCATACATACCAAGCACCACCTGGTTTTGTATAACTTCCTAATGCAGTATAGAAATCATATAAAAATTGATAAAAGGAGTCATTTGTCATTTGGTCATTCATAATCTTTAAACCTGTACCGCCTTCATAGTTTACATTGTAAGGTGGGTCAGTCATAACCATATCGCATAATTGTTTATCAAACAATCTTTGCCAAGTATCTGTTTCTGTTGAACTTCCGCATAGTAATTTATGTTGTCCGATTTCGAATAAATCTCCTGGAACTATATCTGTTTCAATGCCACCTTCTGGGACATCAAAGTCATCCTCTTCAACTTCTGGTATTGTTTCCTCGTTAACAAATCCTGGAATATCTAAACCCCATTCTGTTAACTCATCTACATCCCAATTGTTAGCTAGGTCATCCCAATCCCATTCTCCATATCCTACATTGTCTTTAACTATAAACTCTTTTTGCTGCTGCTCGGTTAGTTCACTTGCCTTAATGATTGGTATCTCTTTAAGTCCGGCTTCCTTACAAGCCTTTAATCTCATATTGCCACCAAGTACAACCATATCATCATTTACTACAATAGGTCTAAGGTTTAGCATTTGCGGGAACTCGTTAATTGATTTTACGAGCTTTGCAAACTTATCGTCCTTAATTATTCTGGGATTATTTGGGTTTGCTTTTACTGTGTTGATTGGTACGTTTTGTATCATAGTATTCCGTTGATTATATCGTTTGCTTCGTCTATTGCGTCTTCTTGGTCTAAGTAAGTGTCTACGTCTGCTATGTGCTTATTGATTAAAGTTTCTGCCATAGCATAGGTGTAATTGCCTATGGTTGTCATATCGTCTCCATTCATACCTGTTTTGCATACTGCAACGAAGTAAGCCTTATGTGTTAGGAGCAGCCATATAGCAGTTAGCTTTCTCATCTGCCTTGACCTCTATATGCTTTTTCTCTGGGCGTGTGCTTGTTAAAGGACTTCTTTGCAGAGCCTCTTTTCCTTTTCCCAAAGCTAATTTTGTTCTTGTTCTCGCTACCTTTTGCCATTTGGTATGTTTTTTAAATGTATCTCAAATATTTCCTCAGCAGTCCACCTATTTTTAAAATCATAGTCGTAATGGCATTCTCTACACATAGCACATAAATTAGTTATATGGTCTTGCAGTTGTTTTCTTTTACTGCCAAATTTAGACCTTGCAACTATGTGCGCTATATCTACCGCAACCTTGCCACACACTTCACAAAGAATGGTATCTGACGAATCAAACCCCATTCCTTGTAAATAGTTTAAAGTGTGTCTCTGCATAGTTTCCCCATTAAATTTTCCGTTGATTAATAATTAATTGATTAAAAAATTTTACTATGCAAATTATTTATTGTCTATCTCTTTTAGTTTGTTAATAGCCCACTCAATCCCACTCGTACCGCCCCATGCGTCAAACATTAAGCCACCACAACCTTCGCTATATGGAACATCTTTATGCTGCTGATGTCTTTTAAAGGAAGCCATACGAGCAATAGTGTCTCTGCTAATCGGCTCTCTGTTTGCTAACTGCCTTGCTCTTGCTTTGCCGGTTGCTTCTCCACATGAACCCCACCCGTGTTTCTCTACCCACTCCAAAGCCCTCTTTGCGTTGTTAGTTGCTGATTCCGGGTAATCGGTATAGCTATCTGCGAACTTGCCACCTGCAAGGATAGCCTTCCAAACCTTGTTAGCCTTCTCTTCGGTATCGTAAACACAACCGCCTGAGCCTATTCTATATTTGCCGTTAGAGCATTTAATTACTGGCATAGTTTACTATAAATATACTTTCTGTCTAAATTTATCTCCCCAAAGTTATAGTTCTTTTTGCAGAACTCAAATAGTTTATTTCCGCTTTCCTTTCGC